CATTAGTATCTATAATGACAAAACTCTTTGACGCAAAGTATCGTTTTGGATTTACTGGCACCTTAGACGGGTCTCAAACCCACAAATGGGTTCTTGAAGGACTATTTGGTCCTTCTTATAAAATTACTCAAACAAAAGACCTCATTGAAAAAGGACATTTATCTAAACTTCAAATCAAAGTTCTTTTATTAAAACATAATGAACATAAATTTAATGATTATGAAGAAGAAATACAATATTTGATTGGTCATGAGAGAAGAAATAAGTTTATAAAAAACTTAGTTTTAGATTTAAAAGGTAACAGTCTTTTGCTTTTTAATCGTGTGGAAACTCATGGACTACCATTGTATGAACTTATAAATACTTCCGCATCTGATAAAAGAAAAATATTTTTTGTTCATGGTGGAGTAGATGCAGAGGAAAGAGAAAAGGTAAGAGAAATTACAGAAAAAGAAAATAATGCGATTATTGTTGCTTCTTATGGAACCTTTTCAACTGGAATTAACATTAAAAATTTACATAATGTTATTTTTGCTTCACCTTCAAAATCAAGAGTTAGAAATCTACAATCAATAGGAAGAGTTCTCCGTAAAGGAGATAATAAAACAAAAGCAGTTCTTTATGATATTGCTGATGATATTACATATAAATCAAGAAAAAATTATACATTAAATCATTTAATTGAAAGAATTAAAATTTATAATGAAGAAGAATTTAATTATGAAATTATACAAGTAAATTTTAAGGAATAATGGAAGAAGAGTTTTACGCAACAATCAAATTAGTTTCAGGTGAAGAAATATTTTCAAAAGTTTGCCCTTGTGATGAAGAAGATGAAATTATACTAATTCTTGAAAATCCAGTTATAATAGAAAATATTGTAATACCTGGACTTAATCATAAAGTGGTTTCTGTAAATCCTTGGATTAAAAATACTGATGAAGAAATCTTCTTAGTAAAGTTAGATAAAGTAATTACAATCATTGAAGTTAAAAGTAAGGAGATAATTAAAATCTATAAAAAATATATAAAATCTAAAAACAAGGAATCAAAAAGAATTGAAGTTACCCCTAATATGGGATTTGTAAGTTCAATAGATGATGCCAGAAGAGACTTAGAAAAGATTTATAGACAAAGTAAGATATAATTTATCTTCAAACCTAACAGAGTGATTTTAGTCAGTTATAAAACATTTGTCAAGCTTTGATTTATTTGAATGTTGTGATACAATTAACAAATAGTTTTTCTTTTAAATGAATAAGTCAAAAAAGAATCCACATTATGTGAATAATAAAGAGTTTTATGAAGCTCTGATTGAATATAATAAAAAGTTGGATGCTGCGAAAGAAGCAGGACTCCCACCTCCTCGGGTTACAAATTACCTTGGGGAATGTTTTTTAAAGATTGCTACTCATCTATCATATAGACCTAATTTTGTAAATTATATGTTTAGAGAAGAGATGATAAGTGATGCTGTTGAAAATTGCGTTCAATATATTCATAGATTTGATGTAGAAAGAACTAATCCATTTGCTTATTTTACTCAGATTGTTTATTATGCTTTTCTTCGTAGAATTCAAAAAGAAAAAAAACAAGTTGAAATTCGAGAAAAGATTATTGAGCGCAGTGGATATGATGAAGTATTCAGTGTAGATGGTTTTGGGTTTGATAGTTCTGATTACAATACTATTAAAGAAAATATCAAGATTAAGATGGGTCAATGAAACTCGGAATTATTACTGATACCCACTATTCGTTCAAAAAAGCAAATAAGGCATTTCATGACTATTTTGCTAAATTCTATGATGATGTATTTTTCCCTACTCTAGAATCCCGTAAAATTGATATTGTAATTCATATGGGAGATGCGTTTGATAATCGTAAAGGAGTGGATTACTGGGCATTAGAGTGGGCAAAGAGAAACGTTTATGATAGATTTAGGGAATTAGGAATTACTGTTTATAATATTGTTGGAAATCACGACACTTATTTTAAGAATTCTAATGAAATTAACTCTGTTGATATTTTATTAAAAGAGTATGAAAATGTAATTCCAATTTCAAAAATTTCTGAGTTTAATATTGATGGGTTTAATGCATTAATGATACCTTGGATTTGTAATGATAATCAGGAAGAATCATTTAAGAAAATTAAATCTACAAAAGCAAAAGTTGCATTTGGCCATCTTGAACTTTCTGGATTTGAGGTATTCCCTGGACAGAAGCAAGAAGAAGGGATTGGAAAAGAAATATTCAATAAGTTTGATAGAGTATTTACAGGGCATTATCATACTCGTAGTGATGATGGTAAAATATTTTATCTTGGAAATCCTTATCAAATGTTTTGGAGTGATGTGGATGATACTAGAGGATTTACTATTTTTGATACAGAAACATATGAAATAGAAAGAATTAATAATCCCCATCAAATTTTTTATCGTATTTTTTACGATGATGCTGAGGTTCAAAAAAATAGTATTACTCATTTAAAAGATAAAATCGTAAAAGTTGTTGTTCGTAAAAAAGATGATTTACTTAAATTTGATAAGTTTATTGATAAGATTCTAAAAACAAACCCATTAGAATTAAAGATTGTTGAATCAATAGATATCAATGATGAAGATTTTGATTATGATGAAAATGAAATTGAAGACACATTAACAATTTTAAATAAATATGTTCAAGAAGTTGAATTTGATTTAGATAAAAACATTATTAAAAATTTAATTAAAGAAATATATCAAGAGGCGCTAACCATAGAATAATGTTTATACTAGCACTTAAACATAATGAAGACGAGGGAGCATATTCTGTAGATAATGATGAAGGTGAAAAAACCTTATATCTTTTTGAAGATAGAGATGATGCAGATAGGTATGTGGGTCTTTTAGAGGCAGATGATTTTCCTGAAATGAACGTAGTTGAAGTTGAAGATGAAAAAGCAGTAAATACCTGTGAACTGTATGGATATAACTATGTTATAATTACTCCAAATGAATTTGTAATACCTCCAAGAAAAAATGATTTTGTTCAAACAAATAAAATTTCGTAATTTTTTATCAACAGGGCATCAACCAACAATAATTAAATTTACGGAAACAGATACTACTTTAATTGTTGGTGCGAATGGAGCAGGAAAGAGCACAATGCTTGATGCTTTGTGTTTTTGTTTGTTTAATAAAGCTTTTCGTAAAATTACAAAAGGACAATTGATTAATTCCGTTAATGGGAAAGAATGTTTGGTTGAAATTGAATTTAGTGTTGGAACAAAAGAATATAAAGTTGTAAGAGGAATTAAACCAAATATTTTTGAGATTTGGATTGATGGGGTTCTTCAAAATCAATCTGCTGCGTCAATAGACCAACAAAAACAACTGGAAGATTTAATTCTCAAATTAAATTATAAATCATTCACTCAGATTGTAATTCTTGGAAGTGCTTCTTTTGTTCCTTTTATGCAACTTAGTACGGCAAATCGTAGAGAAGTTGTGGAAGATTTGTTGGATATTAAGATTTTTTCTGCGATGAATCTTGTAATTAAAGAAAAAATTCGTCAAAATAAAGATGAAATTAAAACATTAGAACTTAAAAAAGAATCTTTATTTGATAAAATGGATATGCAAAAAAACTTTATTGAGGAACTTGAAAATCGTGGAAAACAAAATATTCAAAAGAAAAAAGAATCAATTTCTCTTCTTGATAAAGAAATTGAAATGTATATGAGGGAATCTTCTGTTTTGGAAGAAATAATTTTTGAAAAACAGAAAGAAATTGAAGAATATTCAAATGCTACAGATAAGTTAAAAAAATTGGGAAATTTAAAGGGCAAAATATCTGAAAAAATTTCTTCTATATCAAAAGATCATAAGTTTTTTTCAAAAAATTTAGTATGTCCTACTTGTACTCAGAAAATAGATGAATCGTTTAGATTGAACAAGATTATTGATGCTGAAAATAAAGCAAAAGAACTTCAATCTGGTTATAAAGAACTTGAACAAACAATTCAAGAAGAAGAAGAAAGAGAAAATAAATTCCTTCTTTTATCTAAAGAAATTGTAAAAGTTACAAATGAAATTACTCAAAATAATACAAGGATTACTTCTAACCAAAGGCAGGTACAAAGTTTTGAGTCAGAAATACAAACGATTATTGAACAACTTGAAAATAAAAATATTGAACATCAAAAGTTAGATGAGTTTAAAAAAAATCTTGAAACTACTTATAATGAAATTGTAGAAAAGAAAAAATCATTTAGTTATTATGACTTTACTTATTCTTTACTTAAAGATGGTGGAGTTAAAACAAAAATAATTAAAAAGTATCTTCCTTTAATGAATCATCTAATTAACAAATATCTTCAGATGATGGATTTTTATATTAACTTTAATCTTGATGAAGAATTTAAAGAAAGTATTAAAACACCAATTCATGAAGATTTTAGTTATGATAGCTTCAGTGAAGGAGAAAAGATGAGAATTAATCTTGCTATTCTTTTTACTTGGAGAGAAATTGCGAGAATGAAAAACTCGGTAAATACTAACTTACTAATTCTTGACGAAGTTTTTGATAGTTCTTTGGATTGCATGGGAACAGATTATTTCTCAAAAATTATTAGATTTGTAATTAAAAATACTAATGTATTTGTAATTTCTCATAAAACAGACGAATTGATTGATAAATTTGATAGAATTATTAAGTTTGATAAAATTAAAGGATTTAGCAAAATGATTGACGGATAGACCAAAACCCTGTATGATTATTGAAGGTTAAACTGCGTTTATTATGAATGAATTTAAACTTAATATGAACGAACATAATGGAATGATTGGTACTTTAAAAATCTCAACTGCTGATGCTGAAAATTCAGACAATCGGGGTGAAAATACAAACAAAAATGGATTTTGGAAATATAGTGAAGATAAAACTTTAAACCAAATTGAAGAATATCTTGTCAGTACTTACAAATCACATTATACTTCCGAACAATCCAAAACGCAGACACTTGATTTAATTGAAAGTATTGGAGATGCTGAACCTTTTGTAAGGTCAAATGCAATCAAATATCTTTCTCGTTTTGGTAAAAAGAATGGAAAATCAAAACTTGATATTCTAAAAGCAATTCACTATTGCATTCTTCTTTATCACTTTGCTGGACTTCATAATGAAACTAAGGACACCTATGAGACTTTCTGAAAATACTATTGCAATTCTAAAAAACTTTGCTTCAATTAATCAGTCTATTTTTATCAAAGAAGGAAATAAACTTCGTAGCATTTCTGTGATGAAAAATATTCTTGCCGAAGCAGAAGTAGAAGAAACATTTGAAAGAGATTTTGCGATTTATGATCTTAATCAATTTCTAAATGGTCTATCACTTCATCAAGACCCAGAACTTGATTTCTCTAATGATGCTTATGTCTTAATTCGTGAAGGAAAACGAAGAGTCAAATACTTTTTTGCTGATCCAGAAGTGATTGTTTCACCACCAGAAAAAGAAATTGCTCTTCCTTCCAAAGATGTTTGTTTTCAATTGGAACATTCGCAATTGGATAAACTTAAAAAAGCAGCAGCAGTTTATCAACTTAATGATCTTTCTGTAATTGGTGATGCTGGTGTAATTCGTTTGGTGGTTCGTGATAAAAAGAACGATACTTCTAATGAATATTCAATTATTGTTGGTAACACTGATAAAGAATTTGTTTATAACTTTAAAGTAGAAAATCTCAAAATCATTCCTACAAATTATGATGTTGTGATTTCTTCTAAACTTTTGTCGCAATTCATAAACGAAAAGTATAATATTAATTATTGGATTGCTCTTGAACCCTGATTGATTTTTATTTTATATTATGAACATCTTTGTGAATGATTCGTGCCCTGTTCTTTCTGCTGCGGCACTTCCAGACCGTCACGTAACAAAAATGAGTTTGGAAACTTGCCAACTCATTTCAGTAGTCTACTCTAAATGGTATCATAATTGGGGAACCATTCCTAAAAAGGATGGAACTCCTTATAATACCGAAAAAGGATCATTTAGGAATCATCCTTGTACTATTTGGGCAGCAGAGTCTTATGAGAATCTTGCTTGGTTGATTCGGCACGGGTATGCTCTTTGTAATGAGTATCGGCATCGTTATGGGAAGACACATTCTTGTCTTGATACTCTTTATGTTGCAGAAGATATTTTTACTCAAAAAACTAATGACACTATTGGGATTTATGAGAATGTAAAATCTTTTACTCGTGCGATGCCCGATGAATGGAAGTACGATACAACAATTGATACCTTTGAGGCATATAGAAGATATATTGCTTCAAAACCTTGGGTTGCTGATAACTATCTTCGCATCCCTTCTAGAAAACCTGATTGGATTTGATTATGAAAGTTTATGATTACCGAATTGTAGAAGACCTCAATTTGAAAACTTTGAAACCTCATTTTTTCATTCAATATTATCATCTTACTGAAAAAAAATATCATATCTACTCAAGTGATACATTCCAAACACTTCAAGAAGCACAAGAAGCAATACGACTAATTAAAAAATACAAAGAACCTGTGTATCATTATGTGGAGTGATTATCGTTTAGTTTTTTCTCTTAAACGAAAACAATTTGGATAGTTAGGACTATCAACCCTATACCTAACTTTCTTTTCGGTCCATCCAAGAGTTTTCATTGCATCTTTAATACTCTCATATTCAACTTCATCAATACTTACAGGATTTGAATTTGATTTTTTAATTGCTTCGTGAAATTTTTTGGATTGCCTTTTACCTTTCATACCAAAAGTAGCATATTCTTCTTTTGGTTTTTTACTATGATATTCTTTCATAGCATTAATGAAATTTGGTGAGTTATGAGTTTTTCCACCTTCTCCACCAGAAGTCATATTGTATTTGGGGTTTAAATTTTCTATCCAAAATATCTCTCTTTCATCTAATTTTTCTTTTGGTATTTGAGTTTCTGCTTCTTCTATGGTAAAATTAAAGCAACCATATTTTCTTATTGCTCTG